TGAGATTCCGAAGAACTCTCTTATTTCCAATGCTTTCCTGGTTTGCTTAATTCCCATAATTTACCATTATCGCATAATCGAACACCGGAATGCCTTGAAATGCCTGAAAAAACGCCGAATTACTTGCGGATTACTTGCGAAAATGGCCCGGAAACCATTGGAATTCCTGGATTTCTTGCTTATAGCTGATGGCGGTCAGCTTGCCAGCCAACCGCCGTTTCTGTTTATGTCTTCGATGTCGCGCTCCATCTGCTCCCAGTATTCAGCGGCAAGCTCCGGGTCTTCACCGATCTTGCTTAGCAGCTCAGGAAACCAGCCAGGCATATCAGTTCCTCCTTTACCTTCCGTAGCTGCCATAGCACAGCACGCATTCGCTTTTGTCGAATTCATACTTCGGCTTTCGTCCCTTGCCGTCGAACATTTCTCCTGTTGTCTCCGGCATATATACGTCCAGTTCCCAATCGTATTTCCAAAGTCTTCCATCCCTGTCAATGGCAAAGATATATTCGGAATCCTCGCTTGTGGTGAATGTACCGTCATCCCAGAGGATGTATGCACCCTCAATCTCGTCCATATCCATGAGGAATCTGTTTACGCTCTTGCTCTTGATGTGCCTGGCTTCGTACTCGTCGTAGTCGGAGTATTCCTCATCTGTCTGATGGGACGGGAGCCTGTAATCGCTGTAGCCGGGATAATAATCGTCAATATCGTCCCAGCCGCCGTAGCCGTATACGTAGCTTTTCCCTCCGGTACCGTAATACATGCTCCAGCCTTTGTATGACGTATTGGAGTACATGATCCCGTTATCCTGCTCGAATCCGCTTGTCAGGTAGATACTTCCATCGCCTGTGAGGAATGCCAGTTTGCTGTCGGCAGTCTTCTCGATGATCTGCATGGCATCCTTGTCTGCGTAAAAGTTCTTTCGCATTTTTGACAGCGGGGCGACGACGGAGGCGATGTATTCCATGGTGTCGGAGATGTCTTTGGTTCTTGTCTTGATGCTGATCACGCCGTTGTGGGCTATTCCTACACTGGTGGTCATCCGGAGCTTCTGCATGACCGGGATGTTATCTGTCAGCGGGAACGGGTGTGTATTCTCCGGCTTAACTCCTCCGTGCGTGGAAATGCGAAAGTGAAACACCGCCCCTGTGTTCTTGAGATCTACGCTGGCTTTCACTTCGTTCAGACGCTTCTCAAAATCCTCGTATTTCATGAAGCCCTTCTCAATGATGACTTTGCCGTTATCGGCATACATAAATCCGGCTCCGTCGGGATTGCGATGCCACATGTTCTGGAAAAGCTCATCAGACGGCAAGTCTACGCCAATCGGCTTTGCTGCAATAACGCACATATCTATTCTCTCCTTTCAAAAAGAACCTCCCCCATTACCGGGAGAGGTTGATGAGGCTGCATGGCTTTACATACCAGCCGTGATGTCTTTCGGCGTGGCCATCGCAGTTATGTCCGCCGACTATGGCATTGGCCCACTCAACGCCGATAATGCCGTCACCTCTTACATGGACGACTTTGCCCACTACACCTTTCAGGCTTTCGATGTAATCGAGACTGTCTTCGGCTTTGGCCCTGATGTGGTTATACAGGACAATATCACCTTCTCGCGGAGTCGGGTTCGGAGCGCGAGTGATGGTGCTATTCGGCACAAACCAGTTGCCGCAGTGCCCATTCTCCGGCAGGCTCAGACCGTATGCGGTGTTTAACCGACTGATGAAACTGTTTCCTTCGTGTGCTTCTTCAAGACCGGGGAAGTATACGCAATAATCACCGTTATGGCCGATTGCGATTGCTGTTGCATCTTCTTCTACGGTGTACGGCCTTGCTTCGCGTGTTACATATACCCGGTCACCGAAAGAGATATCGCCTGAATTTTCAAAATCGTCGATCTGCCTTCTAATGGCCTCAAGCGCTGCGTTTGATGCCTCGTGTAGCCTTCGCCCATACTGTTCATTGCGCCGATTCTGGTATTCCTCTTCTGTGATGAACCTGGGGCAGGCGAATTCCGGCTCCTCCTCTGGCGCATCTTCGGCAAGGCGTTCAGTGGAGTATGCTCGCAGTTCCGGGACTTTATAATCCCCCATGACATCTGACCAGTTTGCTGTGCAGCAGTCCTTGAGCGTTTTGCTCTTGGCATACATGCAAAGGACATAGATCATCTGGAGCGTCGCAATCAACGTGCTGTATTTCAGCGTGCCTCTGTTAAACCTGAATTCTACCGTATTCTGGTTTTGCATGTTTACTGCCTGGTAGCGTCCGCTCCTTTTTATCTCGGCATAAATCTTCTCCTCTGCTCTCTCTTCTGTTAATAGTTCATTCATGAGCGGCGGGATTGCATTCGGTCTGTGTGCCCAATAATCGTCGCCATACCTTCGGGATAGGACTGACAGCGTAGGCCAGAGCCTGTCTACCAACGCTGCCGCTCTGGCTGCTGTGTGATTGTCTCCCAGCTCTGCACGTCCTACATGGACATGTAGACCGCAAGTACCGGCATCATGAGACTTGTATCCGTATTTCAGAGCTGTGTCACAAATCTCCTGCCAGGGAAATTCTTCCTGATGATACGCCAGGGTGCATGGATGCGTTACGATCTCGATTCCGACGCGCCTGTTGCTCAGTGAGCCGTCATGCTTCATATAGAGTTTATCCGTCAGCGTGTCCAGCTCTGCCGCGCAGTCTCTCTGATTATTGCCCTTGTCGATTTCCAGCTCGACTCCCAGCATGAGTTCCGAATTGCTGTCCTTTTCCGTTTTGCTGAACACCGGTCTGGGTTTGTAGTAATAATCGTTGACCAGGTCAAATCCACTGTGACTTTCCCAGCAGCTCTCGCAGTAGTATTCCTCTTCGTCCTCGTCATAGTACGCATCCCTGCTTATGATATCTCCGCAGTCGTTGCACCGGGTATAGTAGTCCTGGTAGCAGCTATCGCAGATGAACCGGTTATCATCCGACTCTCCCAGGTTTTCGTATGCAAAAAACTCGCCGCAGCGATCGCATGTGTATGCGCTATCCTGAATGCAATCATCACACCAGTGTTCATACTGGTATGACCGGTATCCAGTATGGACATCGTCCCCGTCATTCGTGATGGCGCCGCAATGGCCACAGGTATCATAATCGCCATCTTCGTAGCAGCTTTCGCACATGTAGTTGTCGCTGCATGTGTCATGTCTCATCTCCTCTGCCGCGAACCAACCTCTGCATTCACGGCACTGCGCCACTTCCCTTTCCTTGCAGTCATCACAGACGGTGAGCACAGTACCGTCCGGCATGGTACGCTCGATTGCTTCACTTTCCTGGATGATCTGGCCACACAGCGCACAGGTAATATCCATATTCATCTCTCCTTTCAGATTTCCATGGCCCCAAGCTTGGAATTCACTTCACGGATAAACGGCAGCAGCTCGTTGATAAGCTCTTCGGTCGCTTTCCCGCTTTTGCTTGCTACAAAGTCAAGCAGCATGCAGGCATAGGTTTTCAGTGTCCCGGTTTCCTTGGTTTTTTCCAGGATGTCCGCAATAGCAAACCAGTTCTCGATCATTTCCATTGTCATTTCTATTCCTCCTTAATTTCAGGCTATGACGAGAAAACTGTTTTTCCCGTAAATGGACTCCAGGGTCTTCAGCGCATCACGCCTGTTTTTTCCCCACTCGGTACGCCTCAGATATGCTCCGTCCTTGAATCTGATTGTGAATGTGTATATGCTCATGTTCATTCCTCCTTATGCATGGATCATTGCTCTTAGGGCTTTAATGGCTGCTCGTACCTTGCTCGCCTCTGCCCATTCCGCCGCGTAACCTGTGGCATTCGTCTCAAAAATCTTCTTGATCCTGGAAAGCGCCATTTCCGCTTCGTCCTTTGTGCGGAAGAAATTGCCATGATGTTGACGGGCCAGGTCGATATCGTCATCCTTGAAACGATGCCCTGCCACTGTCAGCCCCTTGCAGCCGGAACCGGTGATGCTGTAATAGCTGTCTCCCACTTTTGGCCATGTCGCTCTGTCGATCGGGGTATAGGTTTCTTCTTTCTTTACTAACGGCTCCTCTCCGATGATGAGCGTCAGGTTCTCGCTGATCCTCTGGATTCTCATTCGCCAGCCTCCTTTCTGAATTCGGCTCTGATTTTCTCTTTCCGCGTCTGCTCCACTACGGGATTCCAGCCGCACTTCTCACAACGGCTGGTACCCTTGCAGTCCACACCCCAGTTATGGATGCATACGTACGTCTTCTTGCCCATTACTGCTCCTTTCTGTTACTATTGACAGTAACAATTTTTTGTGGTATGATTCCGGTATCAAATGACAGGAGGTAACTGAGATGTCAGATGAATCCAGGAAGAATTGCAGACGCGAGTGGGACAGAGAGCATATGGCCACTCTGTCCACCCGCGTCCCGGTTGATATAGCCAGCATGTTCCGCAATATAGCACAAACGCGAGGGAGAACGACTTATGATCTCCTCCGCGATTACGTGCTGGACTATATCGTGACTGACGGCCATCCGGAATATATCAGACGGCCTCAAACTCCACGCCGGTGAGGTGATACTCGTCCCGGAAGATGGGGGAACCGTACTTCTCTCCGATCTTCGCATGTACGAGCCTGATTCCGCCCAGGGATTTAAGCACGGCAAGGCTACCGGGAACGATATCCTTGCTGGGCTTATCCCCCCAGCACTTGATCATGCTCTTGCTGCGGGAGTTCTCCACGTTGTCTGCCTCGTTGATCCTGTACATGCACCAGGTCGTACCGTCCTCACGGACTCCGGAAGTGACATTGCTGATGACTACGGGTTTCTCGAAATTGATCTCCAACATGATTCATTTCTCCTTTCAAATTTTGTTTTTGTTGATGTTGGAATTAGCTGAATAACTTTTCTTCATCTTTCCAGATGAGATAAAACCATTTCAAAATACTGAACATATAATCCCTCCTTATTTTTTACGCTTATTACGCGCCACAGCCGGAGCCGGTAGTCAAGGGCGCGAAGCGGCGAAGCGAACCCTTGACAACCGGTGCCGGCTGTGGTACTGGTATTAACAGTATTAATAGTGTTATCTGGTATAAATGGTGGTGAATTAAAATGTTTGAGAAATATAGCTATTTTGAGCTTTGGGACACGCTTTATAACCCGAAGTTTGTACGCCCTGATAAGCCTGTTCCTCAGCCGATGCCAAAGCCTAAGCCGGCATCCATATCTATGCCTAAACCAACGCCTAAACCTAAGTCGCTATCCAGTGTTGAACCTCCTCCGGCGCCAAAGGTCAGGCCCTGGGATGACCCGAACATATGCAAGAAGTGCAAGGGGTGTATGTCCTACAGGCTTGGTCAGTGGCACGATCAGGGTTGCACGGGTGAATCCAATCCCGAGAGTGCGGTCAAGTGTTCCAGGTATAAGCCGGCGTATGATCCCACGCCGGAAGAGGAAGAGAGTTGGCCAAAGGGCTTTTTGGGGCCTTATGGTCAGTAGTACATTCTCTCTTCGCGGGCGAGTTCTTTGTCTTCATCGGTTTGCGTCCATATATCCCTGTCCCAGATCTCGTTCCAATCCAGGTGATCCTGCCTGTAATCTGTAGTTCTTATCTTTCTTTCATTTCCCTCTAATTCTCTTTTGGTGAACGAATAAAAATTAACTGTTTTCATGTTTATACTCCCTTTTTCAATTTTCACCCGCACCGGTGTCGCACCGTGGAGGCGACTCAAGGCCGAGCGAAGCGAGCCGGAGGGTAGCCTTGAGGAAGCCGGAACGGTGTGGCACTGGTTATATTTGGTTCATAAAGGAGGAATATTATGGCTTGGATCAATTGCCCCAAATGTGGTAAAAGATGGCATGTTTCTGATTCATACCTTGATACTGCAATAGCAAAACTTAATTGCGTCTGCAGTGAATGCCGGGAAAAGAAAAATGATAAGTTTGCTGGATGGAAGGATACGTTGTATCGCGAGAATTCGTTTAAGCATCCAGGTCGAGGCGTTGAGCGTCATACCGCCGAAATCGCTGCGAGTGGTCAGTCGCCTGACACGTACCTTCCCGATGGAACGCTGATTGAGAGCACCGGTTCGCACGAAGCGAACGAGATACTATACGATGCGCTTGATTCAGGGCGGTATTCAAAATAGCCAGGAAATCCAACAGGATTTCCTGGCACTTTTTTTTATGAGGCGTGCGATCCAGCCTGAAGCAGACAAAAAAAGAGAGGGCCGAAGCCCTCTCAGATGAACTGGTAGGTGAACCGCGGGTAGCCGTCTGCGTTGACCTCGAAGTCGGTGCTGACCCGGAACTTGCAGTTCGATGCCCACTTGATGATGTCGGGCATCGAGGTGAATGCCATGACGCTCCAGCCAGCCTGTTTGCCGAGCTGGCCGCGCCACCAGTTGATGGCCTTGGTGCTGTCGCCGAGGATGATGCTGGTCTGCTTGCCGGTTTCCTCGCCGTCCAGGATTTCCATGGTGACCTCGTACCAGGACTTCTTGACCTTGCCGGTCAGCTCGCCGTTGTCGTCGCGCTCGAAGCTCCGCTCGTGATGGGCGTCCTTGAAGGTTACGATGTACTCGCCGGGCATGGGATAGTAAGTAGCTTTGTTCATTTTAGTTTCTCCTTTTTTGTAATTAATTTTTTGCCTTGCGGCGTCTTCCTCGGCACACGGGGGCGAGCGGCTGTCAACATCCTTCCTTAGAATTCAAACATTTTTCCGGAGGGGATTCGAGCGAAGCGAGAAAAAAATGTTTGGGGTTGACAGCCGCGAAGGCGGCCAACCGGTGGTCAGCGGCTACCTTCGTTTCCCCCGTGTTATAAACACTCGCCGCATGGGAAAAAATACAAAAATGGAGAAACGGCACGCAGTGCAAAATGAACAATGCTGCTTACCCCATGTCTGGTGAGTGCGTTGTGACCGTAAAGGGCGACCGGCGCGTGCGGTGCGTAGGGCGTGATGATGACGGTGAGATGGCCGGCGAGGGCAGGGAGGCATGGGGTGAGGGCAGCGTTGGAGTCCGGGATGGTGAGGATGACGGTGAGCTGACCAGTGTCATACCGGTGGCTGTGCCATGGCCAGCGGCTGGCGGTGTGGACAGCTCGGTGAGCCGGATGGATGGGGTGGCATGGTGGTCGCCTTGCTGCACGGCGTCGTCAGGTGGGTGTCGGGCTGTAAGGTCTGGGCCGGCGCTGGCTCCGATGCCAATGCGGATGGATGCCTGTGGTTTATCTGCCAGCTCACCTGAGCGGGATTCGGTTCTCTCTCGGTCTGCTGTCCGTTCGTAGCTCCAACCTTGCCTCACGTCTCTTCCCCTCCCCTTTGAACCAACCGGCTACTCCCGCAGGAGTTGCCGGTTACTACTTGGTACCACTGGTGGTTACCTGACCACTGGTGGTTCCTTTTACCAGTGTTACCATAGTGGTCTACTGGTTAGTGGTGGTTACTGTACCAGGTATTACTGGTGTATATATAGTACGTATAGTAATACCTACTAAACTGGTAGGTTATGGTATGGCAGCGTACGGGTGTGGTGGTGCGTCCGGTGGTTGCTGGCCCGGTGGTTGCTGGGCCTGCTGGGGTACGGCAGGAGAGGCAGGGGCAGGGAGGCGAGGTTAGACCGGCATGGTCACAGGTAACCAGAGGGGTACCGGAAAAAGTGGGTAGGTATTGTACCAGTGAGGTATATAAATAACTGTCACATACACACAGGTACCAAAAGATACCGAATACCAAGGTGTAAAAAATGTAAGATATTGACATAACTGGGAAGTTCTGGGATTTTATGCATGAGGGGGTAGGGAAAAAGGGGGGCACCCTGGATTGGGAAGGAGTCCCGCCCTGGAAATAGCAGGAGGGCGTTGAGATGTGGAAACAAACTCAGAATCCCAAATACGAGGTCAATGAGGATGGCGTAGTTCGAACAATATCGACAGGCCATATAAAGGCTCAGAAGATCGACCGATACGGGTATGCGGTTGTCTGTCTGAGCGTATCGCGGGAAAAGCGTGAGTATGCGACGGTGCACAGGCTTGTTGCGAAAGCATTCATACCGAACCCGAACAATTACCCGCAAGTAAACCACAAAGACGAGAATAAGCTAAACAACAATGTAGAGAATCTTGAGTGGTGCACAGCCAAATATAACAGCCACTATGGCACTGCGCGTGCACGCTCAGATCAGGGAAGACGCAAGCCAATAGTTGCCTTGAAAGACGGGAAAGTATACAAACGGTTCAACTCCACGAAGGAGGCTGCGGATGCGCTTGGTATAGACAAGGCAACGATACGTGGAGTTTTGAAAGGGAGAAAATGGCAGCACACAGCAGCCGGATATGGCTGGGCGTATGCCAACGAAAGTGAGGTGTTGCCGTTATCGCCATACAGTCTGAAAGCAGTTCAGGAGAGAGCATAGTTCTCGACTTGGGTAAGCTGAACCCGAAACAAATTGAATTTTTCAATTCCAAAACCAAGTTTACTTGTTATGGCGGTGCTTAGCGAAGGGCGGTGGGAAGAGCCATGCAGTAATCCGTATGGCGATACTCTACTGTGTAAACTATCCTGGGATCAAGGTACTGGAGCTGCGAGCGCACTATCCTGAGCTGAACCAGAACCTGATAGAGCCTACGCTGGCACTGCTTCCTGACGAGATCTTCAGCTACAACGGCAGCACGCATGTACTGCGATTCATGAACGGTAGTGTGATCCGGTTTGGACACTGGAGCGGGATAGAGAGCGAGAACGAATATCAGGGGCAGAGCCATGACATCATTTTCATGGACGAAGCCACGCAGTTTTCTGAGCGAACGTTCCGGCATCTGGCGGCATGCTTACGTGGTGACAACGATTTCCCGAAACGGTTTTACCTCACATGCAACCCTGGCGGGGTTGGGCATTTCTGGGTAAAGCGGCTCTTTATAGACAAGAAATACAAGACGGATCTGAAGCATCCGGAGAAGAGTGAAGACCCCAGGCAATACTCTTTCATCTTTGCGAAAGCGGAAGACAATGTAATAATGCTGCGGCGGAACCCCGGGTATTTGAGTGACATCAGCATGATGGCGCACTCAGATGCGATGCGGTACGGCAACTGGGACATTCTGGGCGGCTGTTACTTTGACAACTTTGACCGGCGCAGGAATGTAACTCACCGGTTTGCGATACCTGAGCACTGGCAGATGTACCGGAGCTTTGACTATGGTCTGGACATGTTTGCATGTTTCTGGTGGGCTGTAGACGAAGACGGGCGGTGCTGGTGCATCCGCGAGGTAGAGGCGGAGAATCTGAACGTTCCGGAAGCTGCGAAGGCTGCGCTCCAGAACACGATGAAGAACGAGAAGATCCAGCTTACATTTGCGCCGCCTGACATGTGGTCACGTCAGAAGGACACAGGCCGGACGATGGCGGAGATCTTCATGCAGGCCGGCGTCCCGATCATACGGGCGGACAACAACCGTGTGCAGGGCCACATGCTGACGCGGACGATGCTCGACCCGATCCCTCTGACAGACCAGTATGTAATAGACCGGTACGGTGGGCCGAACAAGGCGCCGAAGAAGCTGCCCGGTCTGATGTTCTTCGACAACGTAGGGAACGCTCTGGAGGACTTTCAGAGCATCCAGCGTGACGAGACGAATCCGAACGACTGTGCGAAAGACCCGCACGACATCACACACACCGTAGACGGCATCCGGTATTTCTGTGTGAGCCGGAGCATGAAGGCATACACGCCGGAGAAGCCGAAGGAATACGACGAGTTCGATGACGAGCCTGACACATACGAGAGCTTCATAACTGGCGGCGAAGCCAGTGAGAGCTACATGACATTCTGAGGCTATGAAAAGGACATACACTTACACACCAGAAGAACTGGAGAAGAAGGTGCGCCAGTATTTCCAGGACTGCGAGGAAGACAACGGCTCATTCCCCGACGAGTCGGGCATGCTGAACTTCCTGGACATCAGCGACACTGAGTACGAGGCGCTGAAGCGTTCACGCGGCCATGGCAGGATACTGATCTGGGCGAAGCGTCGGCGCATGAGCTGGCTGGAGCGCCACATGGTCGAAGGCAGCAAAGCCGCGACCGGGTGCATGAACGCTCTGAAGCAGGAGAAGAACGGCGGGTATACCAACCAGGCCGCGCCTGAGAAAAAGGACAAGAAACTCATAGTGAAGATAGAGGGCCTGACGCCCGGAGGACTGAAATGATGTATCTGCTGCTCATTGTATGCTGTGTCTGTGTGGCCAGCATCGTGTTCTGCGGCATCCTGCTCGGCAAATACCACACTTGCAAGATAGAGCTTGACAATCTGTGGGAGTGTGAGTTTTCCGGCCAGCAGGCCCTGAACAAATTCACCGACATGCATGCCTCCACAGCGGAAGAGATCGTCCGGCTGACAGATCGTGCAGACGGGCTGGAGAAGGACGTCACCATGCTGAAGGAAGCTGTTGCGGAGCTGGTCGAGCATAATGTCGAGAAAGACGATGGCCTGGAGCAGCGGATCGCGGCACGTATCGAGAAGAAATGGGACGACGGATTGCAGAGCATCCTGAACTACAATCCGCTGACCGGCAAGAGAGAGGATGAGACGGAATGAGCGTCAGTACGAAGCTGTTTCGTGACAGCGACAAGCCGAACTGCCGGATAGGCTGGGAGTTCTACCAGAAGGGCGTGGACTTCAACAACCGTATCCAGCTCAACGAGAACGTCCGGGTGAACGAGAACTTCTACATCGGCAAGCAGTGGGAGGGCGTAGAGACCAACGGCCTGCCCACGCCGCAGATCAACATCCTCAAGCGTGTAGTCGGCTTCATCGTCGCCACCATCACGACAGACAACATCAAGATCACCGCCTCCGCCCTGGCCAACACCGTCGGCACCTCGGCGTACAAGGAGCTGGTGAATATCGTCAATGACGAGTTCGAAGCCCTGATCGAGCAGAACAACATCCCGGCGCTGGTACGCGAGTTCGCCAGGAACGCCGCCGTGGACGGCGACGGCTGCATCTATACCTACTGGGACGCGGAGGCTGAGACCGGGCAGAAGGCCAGGGGCCGCATCGTGTCCGAGATCGTGGAGAACACCAGAGTCTTCTTCGGCAACGAGAACGACCGGAACGTGCAGAGCCAGCCGTACATCATCATTGCCAAGCGCGAGCCTGTACGTGACGTCAGACGTCGCGCCAAAGCCAACGGCTGCAAGGACTGGCAGATGATCCGCAGCGACGACGAGGCGGAGGAGCATCTGGACTCCGTGAAGCAGACGGACGATAAATGCACCGTCCTGAAGCTGTTCTGGAAGGACGACGACACCGGCGAGGTCTGGGGCTATGAGTACACTCTGGATTCCTCCGTCAAGGAACCCTGGAACCTGGGCATCAAGCTGTACCCCATCAACTGGCTGAACTGGGACTATGTGATGGACTGCTATCATGGCCAGGCCATGATCACAGGACTGATCCCCAACCAGGTCTTCATCAACAAGAGCTGGGCCATGACCATGGTCAGCATCATGAAATCCGCATTCTCAAAGGTCGTGTACGACTCTACCCGCATCGCCAAGTGGGATAACCGGGTAGGCGGCGCGATCGCGGTGCATGGCGGCGACATGAACTCCGTCGCCAGGATCATCGACCCGGCGCCCATCTCACCACAGGTGAGCCAGTATATCCAGCTCGCCGTGGAGCAGACGGAACAGAGCCTCGGCGCAACCAGCGTAGCCCTTGGCGATACAAGGCCGGACAACACCTCCGCCATCATCGCCCTGCAGCGTGCCGCTGCCACGCCGTCCGAGATGACGAAGCAGAATCTCTACAAGAGCATGGAAGACCTGTTCCGCATCTATACCGAGTTCATGGCCCAGTACTATGGCAAACGGTATGTGGACAAGGAGCCGAACGATCTGGAACGGGAGGCCATTGAGATGGCCATGACCGTCAATCCGACGATCGACATGCCCGACCAGATCCCGGTACAGTTCGATTTCCGTGTGCTGAAGAAGCACCCGGTAACACTGAAGCTGGATGTCGGCGCTTCCACCTACTACTCCGAGATCGCAGCCATCAACACGCTGGATAACCTGTTGCGGCTTGGTCTCATCGACGTAGTGGACTACCTGGAACGCATACCGGACGACTACATCCCCGGCAGACGCGCCTTGCTTGAGGAGAAGAAACGTGAGCGGGAAGCTGCGCAGCAGATGCAGCAGGCACAGATGGGCATGGCCACCGGCGGCATGAATCCGATGGCACCCCCGCCCGAAGGCGGCCCGGTCGCAGACCAGGGCGCGAAGCGGGACGTAGCCGCCGGCAGAGGCTACGGCTCTTTGCAGAGGGCCATTAACGAAGCCGGGACTACAGCCGGTATCGTGTAAGGAGGCAGGCCATGGCAGCTATCACCGGCTCCACCCAGGAAGTCGTCTATGCCGTACAGAAATTCCTGGGTCTGAACCAGAGTCCGGACGGGGACACAAAGCTCAAGCCCGGCGAAGCCTCCATCATGCGGAACTTCCGTGTAACGAGGGCTGGGAACCTACAGCGGCGTCCAGGCTTCAAGCGGCTTCGGAGCGGCAACTTCACCGCCATGTGGAGCGGGGTCGTAACCGGCACAGAATATCTGATCTGTGCTACCACCACCAACCTGTATTCATGGAACGGCACTACATGGGCAACGATCGGCGCCATGTCGAACTGCGTGAGCATGTTCGGCTATGACGGGAAGGCATGGTTCCTGAGCGGTTCTGCCTACAAAGTCTGGGACGGTGTTACGCTCTCGGACGTAGCGGGATATATCCCGGTCATCCTCATCAACTGCGACAAGAACGGCGCAGGCGACGAGCTGGAGCAGATAAATAAGCTCACCGGCAAGCGCCGGGTGCGATATTCCCCAGACGGAAGCACTACATCATTCACTCTGCCAGAAACCGCTGCATCGGTGAACTCGGTTACTTTGAACGGGACTGCTGCTGCCTACTCCTTTGCGTCCAATAAGGTAACACTGTCCTCCGCGCCTGCCGCCGGAACAAACACGCTGGAAGTAACGTACACCGTTTCCACGAACTACGCATACCAGGTAAAGGCCATGCGGTACGCGGAGCTGTACAATGGTGCGCAAGACACCAGGGTGTTCCTCTACGGCGACGGCAGCAACCAGGCGTTCTACTCCGGTCTGGACGAGAGCGGGAAGCCCAGAGCCGACTATTTCCCGGATCTGAACGTCCTGGATATCGGTGAGAGCAACACGCCCATTACCGGGATGATCAGGCACTTCTCGGAACTGGTCTGCTACAAGAGCAACGCCACATATACCGTGCAGTACGGCACACTGGGTCTGGAGAACGGCAGCGTGATCGCGGCCTTCTACTCCAAGCCCGTGAACAGGACGATCGGCAATCTCGCCATGGGTCAGGTTCGGCTTGTGCTGAACTCACCATTCACTCTGTACGGGAACGACGCTTACGAATGGAAAGGCTCTGCCTATTCCGGGAATCTGACCTATGACGAGCGGCAGGCGAAGCGCATTTCCGACAGGATACACGCCACTCTCGCCTCCTTCGATCTCGCCCAGTGCAGATGCTGGGATGATAACGACGGTCAGGAATATTACATTCTCTCCCCGGATGGCCGGGTTGCAGTATACAACTACGCAGCCGACGCCTGGTATGAGTATGACAACGTGCTTGCAGCCGCTATGGCGAACTACAAAGGGGAGCTGTACTTCTGCAACAAATACGGCGTTTATCACTTCGACAGCCAATGGAAGGACGATAACGGCGTCGCCATTGATGCGGTTTGGGAAAGCGGCAGCATCGCCTTCGGCAAGGACTACATGCGCAAGTCCTCCGCGTTGGTGTGGATAGGGACGAAGCGCGAAACGAGCACGTATCTGGACGTGACGCTGCACACAGACCGGAAAGGCGAGTTTGCGACCAAGACTATCAGCACATACCTTGCATCCTTCGCCAACCTGAACTTTGCGGCCTTCTCCTTCAACACCAACTACCAGCCGCACATTACAAGGCTGAAGCTGAAGGCGAAGAAGTTTGTGTACTACAAGCTGGTATTCAGAAACAATGTGGCCTCAACGCAGGCCACGGTGACCGCCGCCGACGTCCGGGTGCGCTTCGTCGGCTACGCGAAGTAGGAGGATAACTATGGCATACGATCCACTGACAGAACTGGCTGATGACCTCTCGGTCATCTCCAAATTGGGCGATGAACCAAACAGCGACGACGGCCTGAGCGCCGACGAACTCAAAGCCAAGTTTGACCAGGCCGGCCTGATTATCCAGGCATACATCAACAGCCTGCTGAAGGACAAGGTAGACGATATCGGCGGCGATCTGGACACCCTTACCACTCGGGTTGACAACATTATTGAGCAGGAAATCCCTGTGGGCAGCATCGACACAGACAAGATCGCGGACGGTGCTGTTACGAGTGAAAAACTCGGTCTCGAACAGGATTATGCAATCCCTGTGTCTCATGGCGGCACCGGCGCGACCACGCTCACCTCTGGTCAGGCTCTCATCGGCAATGGCACCGGCGCTGTGACTACCAGGGGTATCAAGGACAACGCTTCCGCCACAGCGCCAAGCAGTTCATCCCAGTACCTTGTGACGGAACGGACGCTGAAATACGCCATTGGGATATCTGGCGGTGCGGCATCCTACGACGAGTGGCACAATCTCGGCACCAATGCCATCAACGCTTCCGCCAATGATACCCCGGCCAACTGGTACAGCAAAGGTTCCGGCTATAGCTGGTATAACGCCAACAACATCGGTTTGCCGTATAACATCGGCATCCTGATCAACTATGCGCCTGCCGCTTCCGGCGTAATCCAGTTCTACTATGCCAGGAACTACGACGCGCTTTATCACCGGCACTGCAACACTGACGGCACCGCTTGGGACGGCGGCTGGGTAAAGCTGGCCAACACCACAGACAACGTAGCGTCTGCCACCAAACTGGCCACTGCCCGGACGATCCGCACGAACCTTGCCTCTACCTCCACGGCGAGCTTTGACGGCAGCGGGAACGTGACGCCGGGCGTGACCGGGACGCTCCCTGTCGCCAACGGCGGCACCGGTGAGACGACCAAGGGCGCGGCCCTGGATGCGTTGATACTTGCGCGGGAAGACGAGAACACAGACACCGCCCCCACTGACAACGCGTATTACGTCAGCGGCGGTGCAAGCGGCAGCAAAACCTTTTACATCCGGAAGCACCTGTATCTCTACAACTACATCAAGGGCAAGCTGGATTCCGTGTACGCCGCACTCAGCCACAACCACGCGGCAACCGACATTACCTCCGGCTCGCTCCCCGTAACGCGAGGCGGCACAGGTGGGACAGCGTTTTCTACAGGCTATGCGATCATCGGCAACAATCAATCTCCGTTTACAACGAGAGCGATTACAAATTATACAACCGCTACCGAGGCAGCCGGCTCGACGAATTTGGCGACGATGAATGTAATAGCGCACACTATTTTCGGAACCAGCCAGATTCCGTCCCTGGCGGCAAGCAAGATTACCAGTGGGACATTCGCCACTGCCCGGATCGGTGACAGTGCCATCACCACAGCCAAGATCAACGGCGGTGCGGTGACCACAGCCAAGATCGCAGACAGCGCTGTGACCAACGCCAAGCTGGCCTCTGGTATTGGCGGTGCCAAGATCACCAGCCCGGCGCTGACCACGTGGGGAGCGCGCAGGGTATACATTGGTTCTTCCACGCCGTCCAGCCCGGCCACCGGCGATCTCTGGCTCGTACCGTGAGGTGATGCGATATGGCTGAAACATGGAGTCTGACCGGAAGCAATTACATCATATCCGGCACAAACGGCAGCATTACGGCAGCAGATGGGTACTGCCAGAATGGCTCGTGGCTTGGCCCCGGTTCTTACGGCACGCCTATGGGGTATAACCGCGGCAGCACGTATGGTTCCCTTGCTCTTCGCATAACGGTTAAGCCAACCGTGAATACGCGGTCGATCACGTTTTCTTTCACCCACGCAGACAACACCAACGGCTATATCGCCGCTGCCGGAACCTTCTATGTGAAGGCGTCCACAACGGCCTCCTGGCCGGGGTATAACAGCACGGACGGGACGTCCTTTACGCTAAGTTCGGCGGGAACGAAGAGCCTGACTGTGACTTTTAGTTCTACGATCGCGGCGAACAGCACCGTATACATATACCTTTGGGCGAGCTACGACACGACGTATACCTACACCGACCGCTACGTCAATCTGTCCAAGCTGAGCGCCTTGACGGTAACTGAGTATGTAGAGCCGGTCACTGGCCCTCCGATCAAGTACTACGACGGTTCCTGGAAAACGGCCAGCGCGCTGAAATACTACAACGGCAGTTCGTGGGTAACCGTCAGCGCAGTGAAGTACTACAACGGCAGTTCGTGGGTGGACGCCGACGGCTGAAACATGGAGTGAAGCATGATGTGGACATTAGACTCTCTCGCGCTGCTTATCAACAGAATAAAGACCAGGGTGGAGAGCCTCGTCATTCCTGACGCCTTGAGCGACCTGACCAACGACATCGGGGCGATGGAATTTCTCGGCCTTGAGCCGATTACGACCACGGCCAGCGATACACCGGCGAATTGGGCGGCGCTTGGCAGCGGGTATGCGGTTTACAATACAGCCGGGATGCTGAACGGGCAGCCAAACAGGTATGG